TGGCGTCTGCTGCACCAGAATCAGTCACAGAAAGCGAATTGGTCATTACTGAAGACCGCCCATTTGTTGAGCGCATTTCAATATTTGATGTGTTTGTTGACCCAGATGCAACTTCAATGTCTGACATAAAATGGATTGCTCAACGAGTACGCAGGTCACTCAAGGATGTAAAGAAAGACAAGCGTTACAACTCAACAGCAAGAAATGAAGCAGCACCATCACACTATTCCAAGTGGGGAATTGATGACTTCCGTGGCAATCTTCGTCCTCGTCGAAACGAGGGCGATGATGATGCCTATGTAGAGATTTGGGAATACTACGACATTGACAGAAACATGATGTCGGTGTTCTGTGATGGAAGCGACAAGTTCTTGGTTGCACCAATCAAGATTCCTTTTGCATTCGGACATCCTTTTGTAATGCTCCGTAACTACGACGTTCCCGACTATTTCTACACCATGGGTGAACTTGAAGCAATTGAACCATTGCAGATGGAACTTAACCAAACTCGTACACAGATGATGAACCACCGCAAGAGGTTCTCACGCAAGTGGTTGTATAAGGAATCTTCGTTTGACGCTGACGGTCGTTCTGCCCTGGAATCTGACGAGGACAATGTTTTGGTTCCTGTTATTTCCGAAGACTCATTAAACAACGTTGTTGTCCCAATGCCAGCGGTAATTAGCCCACCAGAGTTCTACAACCAATCAAATCTCATCTCTTCTGACATTGACCGTGTATCTGGTGTATCTGAATACCAGCGTGGTGCAATGCCAGAAATTCGTCGCACAGCGACTGAGGCTGGAATCATTCAAGATGCCGCCAACGCTCGCTCTGCTGACAAATTGGCAATCATCGAACGTGCTATTGGAGATTGTGCTCGCAGACTCGTAATGCTTGCACAACAGTTTATGACTGGTGAGCAAGCAATTAGAATTATTGGTTCAGAGTCAAAGCAAAGTTGGGTGAACTTTGACAGCGATTACCTTCAGGGTGAGTTCGACTTTGAGGTTGAGGGTGGTTCAACCCAGCCAGTTAACGAATCGTTCCGTCGTCAAATGGCAATGCAGGTTGTTGATGCAATGGCACCGTTTGCCAGTGCCGGTATTGTTGACATGCCAAAACTGGCTAACTACGTGCTTCAGTACGGTTTCGGCATCAAGAACGCTGCCTCCTTTGTTATGCAGCCAGAGTTGCCACCAGAGCCAATTACGCCTCAAGGAGTTCCTGAACCAATGGAGGGAATGCCTCCACAGGGAATGCCAGAAGGCATGCCAGGGGGCATGCCACCAGAAATGGGTGGTGGTTTACCACCAGAATTGGCACAATTGCCACCTGAAGTATTAGCCCAATTAATGCAACAATTGCAGGGTGGCGGAATGCCACCTCAGGGAATGTAACGATAAAAACATACTAGTAGAGCAACCTTGGAGGACTCGAACGAATGAGCGATATAAATAGCAATGAAGTCAGTACGGAAGCAACCCCAGAGTTAGAAAGCAATGGACAAGTTGAAGAAGTTTTAGATGTAGTTGAAAGTCTTACTGAAGAGCAAATTGATTTGCTCCCAGTTGACGAATACGGAGACAAGTATGTTTCTGTGTCTGTTGGTGGGGAAGAGGTCAAGGTGCCACTCAAAGAGGCGCTTTCTGGATACCAGCGTCAAGCGGACTATACCCGCAAGACACAGGAACTCAGTGAGCAACGGAAACAAGTACAATTTGGTGCTGCTTTGCAGGAAGCCCTGCAGAATGACCCGAATGGTACTTTGGCACTGCTTTCACAGCACTATGGTGTTGCACAGCAACCCTCTGAAGAAGAGGAACTGTACATGGACCCAGTGGAGAAACAGTACCGACAGTTAGACCAGCGTCTAGCGGCTTTTGAACAACAAAAGGCGATGGACCAGTTGGAGAAAACTGTTCAGTCTCTGCAAACACGATACGGCTCGGATTTTGATGCCAATGAAGTTGTAGCCAAGGCTCTTGCCATTGGCTCTTCGGATTTGGAAGCAGTTTACAAGCAAGTGGCGTTTGACAGGTTGTATGAGGACGCTTTGGCTGTTCGCCATCTTCGTGAGAAGAAGGCTCAGGAACAGACACAAGTTACTCAGGCAAAACGTCAAGCATCAGTTGTAAGTAACGGCTCATCAGCATCTAGCGCCGATGTATCGGCTAAACCAATCACATCATTGCGAGATGCCTACGAAGCCGCAAAACGGCAACATAGCGTCTAGCATTTAACCCCAAGGAGAAAATATCATGGCCGCAAACGCCAACTTTGATGCGCTTCTGTCCACAACCCTTGCTAACTACCGTTCGCAATTGACAGACAACGTATTTACTGCCCGCCCACTCACCTACACCTTGATGGACAAGGGTCGCATTCGTATGCTTAACGGCGGTACGAAGATTGTTGAACCACTCATCTACGGTCAGAACTCAACTGTTGCTTCATACAGCGGTTACGATTCGCTTGCCTTAACCCCACAAGAGGGTATTTCGGCTGCTGAGTACGACTGGAAGCAGTACGCTGCTTCTATCGCAATCAGCGGTATCGAAGAAGCCAAGAACAACGGCGAACAAGAAATTATCAACCTTTTGGAAGCAAAGATTATGCAGGCTGAAGAGTCCATGCGTGAATCTTTCAACCAGATGTTTTTTGCTGATGGAACTGGCAACAGTAGCAAGGACTGGAACGGCCTTGGCAACTTGGTTGAGTCCGGCAACACCGTTGGTGGAATCAACTCAGCAACTTCAGGCAACGAGTTCTGGCGTTCATATGAAGAGAACACCGCAACTGCTTTGACTCTTGCTCAAATGTCAACTGCATACAACAGCGTTTCGGTTGGCAATGACCACCCAGACACTTTGTTGACAACCCAGACGTTGTTTGAGAAGTACGAAGCATTGCTTCAGCCAAACCTCCGTTACACGGACACCAAGACTGCAGATGCTGGATTCCAGAACCTGTTGTTCAAGGCTGCTCCTGTAATGTACGACGTACACTGCACCGCAGGCGTGTTCTACTTCCTCAACAGCAAGTACATCACTTTGGTTGGTCACTCCAACAAGTGGTTCTCGCAGACTGAGTTCATTAAGCCAGAAGACACCGATGCTCGCTATGCGCTCATCATGTGCTACGGCAACCTGACAGTACGTAACCGTGCCAAGCAGGGCAAACTCACGGCAAAGACCGCCTAAGTTAACTAACCTAAAAGGAGAATGAAATGCCACTATTAGCAAATGACACAGACGGTGCTGTAACACGCAAGCGTCTTGAAACATGGGCAGCAAAAGAAGAGAAGGTAACTGTTGTTGCCGCTACTGATGCTGGAACAACACAGTCAGCAGCAACTCTTGCTGGTGCAGCGCAGGTTGTTTACACCATGACCCCAACATCGGGTCGTGCGTTGACAACCCCAACTGGTGCGGAACTTGGTGCAGCGTTTACAGATGAGGGTGTCGGTTCAAGTTTCCGATTCTCAGTTGTAAACCTTGCTGCTTCAACCCATGCAATTACATTGACAGCAGGTGCTTCGGGAGTGACCCTTGTGGGTTCAGCAACCGTTGCAGCAGCATCGTCAGCGTCGTTCGTTGCAGTATTCACTGCAGCAAACACGGTAAGCATTTACCGAGCATAAGTAATCTGAATCGGGGGGTGGAGGCCACACTCCACTCCCCTTTTCTCTAAGGAGAATCATGCCAGTAAAGTATCGAATTCTTGACAGCCATGCGAGTGCAACTCCAAAGGCTGGAACAACAACTTCAACTTACCCAAAACGTAAATCAAGTAAATCATCCAAAAAAATTAAATCATCTAGCAAAGGAATGTACTAATGGCAAATCCAAATCGAATGGTCAGGTCAACTGGTGGGGCTGCACGAAATGCAATCGGCAAGGCTTATGTAAAGCCAAAGATGGCTGGCACATCTGCAGCAGGTGCAGGTAAGCGTGGTATTCGTGACATTGCCAAAGGCGCTGCTCCCAAGGGTCCAGGCAAGGATGGTAAGTACAAGCCAGGCGACATGTTCCGTTCTGGTCGCATTGTGCAACCAAGCGTTGCGCCAGGTAAGTCAAAGTCTAAGCCAAAGATGAACGGCGCTGCTGCAAAAGCAGTTGCCGCTGGTCGTGCAAAAGCAGCAAGTCGTGCAAAGACAAATGCAGCAGGCAGAGGCAAGAGTGCTTCGCAGGATATGAACAAGCGTCCAGTAAAGGCTCTTTACAAGAATAAATAATTGTTAGTTACCTTCGCAGGTAACAAACAAGGCTATTGGTATATGAAAAATGCCAAATTAGCACATTCAATGTACGGACAGCCTGTGGCTGGTATCCGACTTGCCCCGACAGCGGGTGCCAAACTGGCACCACCTTCTGCGCCCTACATTGGGCGCAATCGCTGTATAGCCAACGACGATACCTGTGAAGGTCCGAAGGCACGGGGCACTGATTTCTGTATTGGACATCTACGTTCTAAAGGCGAGGCTAAATGAGCATTACCCTTACACAACTCCGTACACAAGTCAGGAACATGGTTGACTTAGACGAAACCGACCTTCCAGACAGCATTGTTGACCAGTTCGCTCGTGAAGGCTTTCAGCGCATCTACTCACTTGAGCGCAGGTGGCCGTATTTACAGGAGACTTACACATTTAACACGGTTGCTAACCAGCGTGAATACACCATTGCCACCATCGGTGATATTCGAGAAATCATTTCTGTTGTAGATACGAGCACCTCGGGTGCTCGGTTAACTTTGATTCCATATGACAACGCCGAAGAAATTTGGCTTGGGAACACAGATGTTCCCAGCCGACCGTACTTCTTTTCTTTCTGGGATAAGAAGTTGCAGTTGTGGGCTAAGCCTGATGCAATTTACCCAATCACTGTTCGTGCTTATCGTAACCCTGTATATACATGGCTAACGAACACAAGCGAGGCAATTGACCTTGATGAGTGGTTCCATGCACTGCTTCCCTACTTTGTGATTGCAAGGGTCTACCAGCGTCAAGAAGACTCTGATTTGTCTGCCATGTACATGCGTTCATTTGAGGAAGGCGTTGGACTTGCTCGCCGTGACTTGATGAAAGCATCAAGCGCACAGCCAGTTATTATGTCTGCTGGTCGCCAGTATCCAACTATGCGTCGCTGGTTGCAGACGCTTGGGGCGACACTTGGACAATGAGTGCCGTATCTGTTGAACGCTACGACGACTTCACTGGTGGTCTAAACCTTCGGGCTGACCAATTCCAGTTGAAGCGCAATGAGTCACCCGACATGTTAAATGTCGAGGTTGACCCACGTGGTGGTTTGTTT